AATAAATATAGTTTTTTACAATTCATAAACGATAAAGGTTACCATGGCAAAACCAACTACAAGAAAAGAATTTAAAGAATATTGCCTTAGACGGTTAGGTTGGCCAGTAATTGATATAAATGTTGACGAAGATCAAATAGAAGATAGAATAGATGATGCTTTAGGTTTCTGGCGCGATTATCATTTTGATGGTACTGAAAAAATCTATATGAAACATAGATTTACTCAGGAAGATATAGATCGCAGATGGATTTACTGTCCAGATCCCGTAATTTTTGTGCAAGCAGTTCTTCCTTTTGATGATTCCAACTCATCGATTAATATGTTCGATCTTCGCTATCAACTTAGACTTCATGACTTATATGACTTCACATCTGTTTCATATGTTTCATATGAAATTACGATGCAACACATTCGCACTCTGAACTTGCTATTTTCGGGCACACCACAGTTCAGATTCAACAGACACCAAAATAGATTACATCTAGACTTGGATTGGACAAGAGACGCAGAAGTTGGTAAGTATGTAATCATCGAATGTTACAGAGCATTAAATCCGGATGTAGTTCAGTTGACGGGAACGATTTCAGGCACAACAGGATCAAATGTTGTCACAGGCTATGGAACAACTTTTGATCGTGAACTTGTTGAAAATGATTTCATCACACTATCTAACGGTAACGAAGTACAAGTTAGATTTATAAATTCTCCAACAGAAATAGTATTATCGAAAGCGTTAGAATCACCAATCAGTAACGTTAGTATGTCAAGAGCAGGAATATCTGACGTTTGGAATGATCGTTTTCTGAAGCAATATGCTACTGCTAAAATCAAATATCAATGGGGTTCTAATCTAAGTAAATTTGCTGGTATACAATTACCTGGCGGTGTTACACTTGATGGTCCAAGAATTATGCAAGAAGCACAAGCAGAAATGGACAAAATCGAAGAAGAGATGCAGATTTACAATGTTCTACCTAACGAAATAATGATGGGATAAGACTTGTCTACAAATCTCTATTGGAATAATTTTCCAAAAAACGTAACATCAGAACAACTATTAATTGAAGATTTAGTTATTGAATCTTTGAAGATTCACGGCATGGATATTTTTTATATGCCAAGAACTACCAGAGATCAGGTTGATTATTTGTACGGTGAAGATCCTCTCAAGACATATATCAATGCTTATCCAATTGAGATGTATCTGGAAAATGTCACGGGTATGGACGGACAGGGAGACTTCATCTCTAAATTTGGTTTAGAAATTCGTGACGAATTATCACTTTTGGTTGCAAGAAGAAGATTTTCT